AGACGAATTTGAGGCGTGGTATATATCCAAGTTCCTAAACGTAATGGGCAACGCTCAAGAGGCTGTAATCGAGCTTAGAAACGATTTTGGAGGCTATGACGATCCCCACATGGATGGGGCTTGGGAAGCGTGGAAGGCTAAGCGGTAACGCCCATGTTCACGCGTGCCGTTTAACAAGTAATTAATTTATAAGCTCTTGCCGCATCGCCGTGCAACTGCTTGTTAGCTGAAACACAACGGAGTACAGGCTATGAAGGTTCACCAATACGAAATAGACAAAACTTTATATTGCAGATTTCGCGGGCATGAATTTGAGCTTGAGCGTGACCCGAAAGATGATTTTAGTTACGGCAATTGGTACATGATTGTAAAAGATGACTCAGGCGAGTACGCGTGTGATGGCTGGATAGACGATAGCAGCCACTACACAGCGAAGCAGGCAATGATTGCAGCGTGCGATGGCGCGCTACTTGAGCCACCAAAAAGATGGCACGCACTGAACAGCTAACAGTGGAATATAAAGTTTACGCAAAGTCGAGGTATATAAATCAATGGCTTATAGAGTAACTAAAAAAGCAGGGAAGCTTTGGAGCGAACAAGCCAACGCTGCGCAAGAACGCAAATGCAATGCAGAAAGAGCACCAAGCCCTATCGTTTTTATCGACCCCTACATGAAAATCACGGTGGAGCGAAAACAAACGAACGAGCCGGCAGTTTTTGAATGTTTCGAGGGCGATAGAATCGATAACTATCGCGTGTACTGCAACGATAAATTTGTAGGCGTTCAGAGTATCTCAGAATTAACCAAAAATATCAGAAAAGCATTGCCAAGATTTAAACAATTCCATTAACGAGGTGCAAAATGAGAAAGACAATGTGCGAAGTATGCAAGGCTTATGCAATCTATTACGTATGCGGTACGCCTCAGTGCGCGAACTGCAAGGAAATAGAGCGGACTAAGATAGCGAATGCGGGGGTTAAGAAATAGATTAGCAAATCTTTACACTTGAAAGGCTATGCATACCCCATAGAAGGGGTTAATATGCCTTCATGAGCTAAGCAATAGTGCGAAGCAAAATTTGGGGTTATAAAATGAAAATACATGGCACCGATTTTCTATTGTCTATGACACGCGGCGATAAAATAGACACAATGCACTTAAATATAGGCGGTCTGTACGTAAATTTTACAAGCTGGCAAGATTTTTCTCAGGATGGAGCGCCATTCCTATCATTAAAAAATAATGGCGTGGTAGTAGCAAGCATTCAGGGTAAAGCTGCTATTTTAGTTATTGAGGCTCTTTATAATTACGGGATGAGATAATGATTCAGTTTTTTACCCCAATCAAAGGATGCAGAATAGTAGCAAGCGCACAGCATCCGTTTAAAAAAGCGTTTGATCGTATTGGTGAGGTCTTAAAAGTTGACGGCAATATCGTATGGTTTAAAAACTGCCAAGGCGATACTGATTCGATGATTTGGCGCTTCAAAGACGGTAATAACAAGTTTGTGTATTTTGGAGCTTAATTTGACCGCATCACAAGAAGCAAAAGCGGCAGGGTTTAAAAGCCTTGCCGAGGTTCGCGGGATGCTTGGCGCTAACGCCAAAGGTCACCCAAGAATAGGCAAGAATGTGCTACATAGCTGGCACAAAAACAAACCAGAGCTATTCCGCGTAGTTATTGCGGGATGCGCAGCGATTAAAGGAGAGAATAATGCTAACTAGAAAACAATTACTGCTTTTAACGGCAATGGCAACGCTTGGAGGCTCATTCGCTGGATTGCTAGTGGTAGGTATGCTTGCAGGTGACATAACGCTCGCTATGATCAATCTAGCCTTTATTGTTGGGTTATTCTGCATCGTGTTCATAATCGGAAGCAGTGAAAAGCCAGCAAAAAAGCAGCGATCCGGCGATATAAAAGTAGGCGGCGAATTGCTGCCAGAGTTTAAGTCATGAGAATTAAAGATTTGCAGCAATGCAACAGGCCAGCCGACCTGTAAGACGGCATAAGCCCTAGAATAAAACATAGGGCTTATTTTTAACTGCTCGCTATACTTAGTATTTTCAGTTATGTAATATGTACTGCAAGATGTAGAACTAGAAAAAGCAGAGCGAAGAATTAACAATGATGCACCCTGTCTTGCCCTGCTATATGCAGGGATTTTTTTGTGCTACAATCGCCAAAACACAGAGGGCAACATTATGTCAGTCAGAGAAGTAGTAGCACCAATAGCAGACTTAACAGCAGGCGGAAGCACTCCCATCACGCTAGACCCTAGCGGCGACCTAATCCGCACAGTTATCGCGATTTCAGGCAATATCACAGGAACAATCACAGTGACCAAGAAAATTGTAGGCGCCACACGCTTCACCGCGTTAAATCCAGCCGGAACGATTGACCTGACAGCAAGTGATGAGCTAATCATCCAAGGCGCAGGACTAGCAGCCATTAACGTAGCACACGCTGGCTCAGGCGCAGCGATGAAGGTACGCGTTACCCAGCTATCAATTTGATTTACCCTGCTGCACTACTCTTGCCTCGATAGTTTCGGGGCTTTTTTATTTGTGATACAATGCAACTATTGGCGGCGGTGCCGTGATAGATAGAGGGTTGGGCGGTGTCCGATCAACAGAAAAAGCTAACTGCAAAACAAGAGTTATTTTGCCGCGAATACATAATCGATTTGAATGCCGCACAAGCATCATTGAGGGCAGGATACAGCGAAAAAACAGCCGGAGTCATTGGCGCTGAAAACTTATCAAAACCTATTTTGCAAGCGCGTATAGCTGAGCTAATGGCAAGCAGGGCTGAAAGTATCGATATAGATGCAAAATACGTCCTGAACAGATTGGTTCAAATAGATCAGATGGACGTTGCTGACATACTGAACGATGATTTTAGCATGAAGCCGCTAAGAGAATGGCCCAAGTCATGGAGAACAACACTTTCAGGTTTGGACGTTCAATCTATCGCTTCTGGTGATGCCGAAGTATCGATAATTAAAAAAATAAAGTGGCCGGATAAGGTTAAAAACCTTGAGCTTCTTGGGCGTCATGTAAACATTAAGGCGTTTGAGAAAGAGCAAGAAAGCACCGGAATGGGTGATCTAGCATCGGCGCTTCACGATTTAATCAATCAGCAACCAAACTAATGACCGCGCAATTACCGCTTGCCGTACAGCGTAATCTCGCTAGGTGGTATCCGCTAAAGGATCACCCAGTACAGTGCGCGCTAGTTCAGGCGGTTCCTCTTGGGGTTAGATTTCCGCTAGTACCCGCTGGACGCCGTAGCGGAAAGACGGAGAGATTCAAGCGATTCCTTGTCAAAGAGGCAAACCGAAAGACTGGGATGTATTTTGCAGCAGCACCAACATACGGGCAGGCTAAAAAGATATTCTGGAAAGACCTTAAGGATATGTGCCTTGTCGCAGCGCAACCAAAACGGCCTAGCGAATCTGATTTAATAATCTACTTAGCAAACGGTTCAGAGATTCACGTAATCGGCCTAGACAAGCCTGAGAGGATAGAGGGTATACCTTGGACGGGTGGCGGCATTGACGAATTTGCTGACATAAAGAGCGAGGCATGGGAGGCAAACATTCTGCCAGCGCTCAACACTGTCAGCCCGCTTGATCCTGATCACCGCGCATGGTGTTGGTTGCTTGGGGTGCCTGATGGCCTAAATCATTACTATGATCTGTGCGAGAAGGCCAAAGCGGGATTGGATAAAAACTTTCAAGTGTTTCACTGGAAAAGCTCAGAAATTCTACCTGCTGAAGATATTGCGCTAATGAAATCGATAATGAGCGAGCGCCAATTCAAGCAGGAATGGGAGGCGAGCTTTGAAACGGCAGGCGGTAGAATCTACGAAAACTACGGGCCACACAATTACACCGAACAAACAATCCAGCCTCATGAGCAATTGCATTGGATGCACGACCAAAACTACACGCCTCTTTCGTCATCCGTTGGCGTTATTCGCAATGACTCGCTTTATCTGCTTGATGAAATAGTATTGATTAGCGCGGTATCAAAACAATCCGCGCTAGAGTTTGTCGAGAAGTTCAAAGACCACGAAAACAAAAACGTAATGATATACGGCGATCCAGCGGGGCGAGCGGGTGAAAAGCATGGGCATATGTCTGACTATAACGACATTGAGCAGGTGTTGTCGGAAAATGGATGGAAGTTTGAAAGGCGAGTAAAATTAGCGCATCCAGCGATTAAAGACCGACAAAACGCGGTACGGGCAAAGATTCAAACAGCTAACGGCGAAGTGAGTTTATACGTAAACCCGAAAACAGCGGAATGGTCGCATAAAGGACTTGCAACGGTGCAACTTCAAACAGGCTCAACGTTCCAAGAAGATCAAAAAAACCAGTATCAGCACATCACTACTGCAATCGGCTACTGTGTTGATTATCTATGGCCGGTTAGCGAATTGCCGATGTTCTACGCTCCGCCGGTGCGCCGTAGATGATAGAATCACTCGCAGACAAACAGCCCGCAATAGTTATCAACATGGGCGACTCTGTGCATGTAATATCAATCGTTACATTGCGACAATTGGCAAACGGCGAACCCTACAACGGCGAGCCGGACGAACTAATCAGAATTTTATCTAGGGCCTTGGTGGATTTAATATGAGTTTTTTAGATGACTTTGAGCGCCATGAGCTTTACCTACAGCGCATAGCGACTGCGCTATTAACGTCTAAGATTTACCCTTCACTAGCAGAAGCCTACAAAGCCGCGCGCCTAATCTTACTAGATGCGGAAAGTATCAAATCACCCAGCGAGCTAAACAAAATCACAGCTGCGGTAAGAAAGGCAACCGAAGAAACTACAGCAGCGGCATGGGCAGAAGTTACCGAAGAGCTTCAGTCGATGGGGGTGTATGAAGCTGGATTTTACGCGGCTTTAGTTGGTGGATATGCTGACAAAAGACTGAAAACGCCAGCTGACAAGCAGATCAAAGGCTTTATTGATAAATCTCTGATGACGTTACACTCTGGGAGCAAAGTAGATTCTGGTTTTTGGGGCGAGTACGTGAGCGCGCAGATTATGAGCGTGGGCAATGCTTACGACTCAGCGGTAAAAGCTGGTTATTCCAACGGCGAAACAGTTTCACAGATAGCCGGACGAATCCGCATGGTAAGCGAGGGGCTACTCAAAAACGAGGCCGAATCACTCGCTAGAACTGGCGTACAGCACTACGCAACACAAGCACGCAGGGCAATGGCGGAGGCGAATCTTGACGTTATTGTCCGTGAGTTTCCCGTGGTTACATTCGATAACCGCACAACGCCAATTTGTATGGGTATCGCGTCAAAGTATCCGAAAGGGTGGCCGATAGAAGAAAACCCAGTTGGATACCCCCCATATCATTACGGATGCCGTACATTAATCGGGCATCTTGTAGAGGGCCAAGACGCACCAGACGGAACACGCGCAGCAGTAGGTGGTCAGCCTGATGGTGCCGAAGCATTTGAGAAGAAGCAAAACCGCACAGATAAGAAATTCAAATATCGCGGAAAAAAAGATCAAGACGTTTTCAAAGTCGGCCAAATTCCAGTAGGCACCAATATCGATACATGGCTTAGATCACAGCCTGATTGGTTTATTGAGTCAAACCTAGGAAAAACCAAAGCCAAACTATTCAAAGATGGCGGTATGCGCTTAAGTAAGTTCACAGACGCAACCCAAAGACCGCTAACAATTGCCGAACTTAGAGAGCTAGATGCCGCTGCTTTCAAGCGCGCAGGCTTGTGATACAATAGCGAAAACCTATTAGGAGATTGATAGATGACTTTGCAGACTATTACAACGCACGAACAATATGACGCGGCTTTGCCTCTCGTTGTTCGTATGCGCGCGGGTGTGAAGGGCGAGCCATTTGTCAAAGCTAAGGGCCGGACTTATCTGCCATACCCCAGTGTGATAGATGACGGGTCGCCAGAGTCAGAAGAGGCCTATAACAAGTACCTTTCAAGCGCTGAATTCGATGAGTTCCCCCGTCAGACGCTGCAGTCAATGACCGGACGCATGAAAATCAGCGAGGCAAATATTGAGTTACCCGGCCGACTGAGCTATTTAGAAAATGATTGTGATGGTGACGGGCTGTCAATGGTCGGCTCGATCACAGATTCCATTGATGACGTTTTACAGGTCAAGTGGCGCATTCTAGTGGCTGATTATCAAGGGTTGTCTGGTGTTGATCTCACAGCCCTATCTAAAGCCGATCTAGCCGCACTTAATCCGCGCGCGACAATCAAGTCATACACACGCGAGAACGTAGTCAATTGGTGGTTTAACCGCATCAATGGAAAGTTACAACTAGCGTTTTTGATGTTGCAGGAAGTAGGCTCAACGTTTGACCTAGAAAACTACAAGCGCGAAACAGTAACCAGCTATTTGATTTTGGCGCTCGATGATAAAGGCAATTACTATCAGCAAAAACTAGTTAAATCAGCGGACGGAATCCAAGCGGGCGAGCGTTCGCCTGTTACTGTCAATGGTGGCACTCCACTCAAATGGCTCCCTATTCAAATTGTTGCAGACGGTGAACTGACTAGTGGCTTAATGCCTATGGAGCTTGGCTACCTATCGCCTATCGTGGATAAGGCCTATCACTCATACACCGTTAGCGCTGACCACAAAGAAGCTTTGAGAAACCTTTGCCCAACGATCAACACAAGCGGCTGGACAGAGCAAAAACACGCACTATTCAGCAAAATCAACGGGCGCGGCTTTATCGCTACTGGTTCGGGGATTGTGAACAACTTGCCCGAAGGCGTAACTGCTGAGGTTATCGGTGGTGATACTGGCTTTGAGGGGTATCAATGGTACTTTGACAACTTAGCCGGAAAAGTACGGGCTATGGGCGGTTCATTCAAAACCGACCAAGTGAGCAATAAATCAGCGACCGAGGCGGCTATTGATTCCAGCGAACAAAACGCCTTTCTTGCTTGCCTCGCTACCAGTATCGAATCAGCATACGCGCGAATCTGTTTATATTGCGGCATGTTCGAGGGGTTATGGGCACAGGATGCTGTTGAGGACAATCTCGACAAAGTGGTCATTGATTTGCCGCGTGATTTCGCATCACAAAAGATTTCGCCGGACGAGCAGCGGGTCATTATTGAAACGTTTATGGCTGGACTTTACACCAAAGAGCAGGCTATCAAAATGCTGGTATTGGGTGGAGTTGCGCCGGATGACGCGCAAACAATGCTTGCAGATGCTGATAACGCTGGGCCACCTTTGCCAATTGCGTAATAAAGTATTAAAATCAATCAAGGCTTTATCGGTGATAGGGTCTAACTATTAAGAGGCGGTGCCTTATGTTTGTAGAAAGTTTGGAAAAGTTACCCGAAGAATTACGCGGCGATTTTGTCGAAAGTGAATTTAACGGCAAAAAAGGTTTTCAGCACAAAGACACTATAGCGCTCGCTAACAGCCTGAAAAATGCGAAGGCCGAGCGGGATCAGTACCGCACAAAAGCCACTGAATACGAATCACAAATGAGCGAAGCGGAAACGCGCGCACAGGAACGAATCGAAGAAGCCAAGCGTAAAGCATTGGAAGAAGCCCGTAGCAAGGGCGATGTAGAAGCCATTGAAAAACGCTATCAAGAGCAAATGGCAGACCTCGAAAAGCGCACAGCCGAACGCACGCGCAAAGAAGTCGAAACAGAATACAAAGGCAAAGAAGCCAAGCAAAAGCAAAGCTCTCTAGCCCGCGAATTGGGCCTTAAGTACGGCGTGGATAATGATTCAGCCGATACTATCAGCGAGCTACTTGAGAAACGTATCCAAGTAGACGCGGAAACAGGCAAAGAAATTTATCTTGATGAAAATGGCGGTGCCACTTCACTAGATAGAGCCGGATTCGAGAAAGAGTTCTTTAGCTCGCCTCGCGTTATTCGGTTGGTAAAGGCTGATGTCGCAACCTATGGCGGTGGCATGGCTAACGGTAACAAC